GCAATTGTCGGTGCAATTGTCGGTGCAATTGTCGGTGCAGATGTGGTCGGAGAAATTGTTACAGGAGCTAAAGTTGGAGCAACAGTAACAATTGTTTTGGTTGGAGCAGACGTGGTAGCAGCAATAGTTACCGGAGGCAAGGCTGGTAAAACAGGTGGCAAAGTTGTTGCTGCTACTGTTACCGGCGGCAAAGTCGGAGCCAACGTTTCAGGCGTCCAATTAAGTATTTCATAATATTCAGTCGGTTCAATTTGGTTGAGTTTGTCTGCAAGTTGTTGCGCGGTCAAACCAACTGTATTAAATCCCAGTCCTTTCAAATAATTTCTTGCAATAGTTACATCAATTTTATTTGTTGCTCTAGTAGGAGCAGTTGTAACAACAACTGGTTTTACCGTTGGAGGAACAGTTGGAGGAACAGTTGGAGCAAGAGTTGTTGCGGCAACTGTTACAGGAGGCAAAGTCGGAGCAACAGTTAATATTACTTTTGTTGGCAATATAGTGGGAGCAACGGTTGGCGGTGACGTTGCATTCATCAAACTCAAAATTTGAGTGTCAAATGATGTTGTAACACTTGGTTGATTTACATTTACCAACGGTAATTTTATTGCTCCTGACGCAACATCCCTTGCATAATCTTGTTTTAATTCACTTAGAGTCTCTTTGCTAATAATATAATCTTTTGCAGCACCAGTTCCTGAAATTACTCTTGCAGTTCCGTCCGCCAGCTCTTGATAAGTCGCACCCGCGTAGTTAAAAGGAGACCCTACAGCAGGACTGGTTGAAATTGCTGTGGAGGTTGCAGGAGTTTGACCAGATGTTGATGTTGAAGAGGAAGACAATTCTTGAGCGTGTTCTTGTTTTATTTCATCAAACGTGTCTTTGCTCATAATTAGCGTTGAACCACCAGAGCCTTGAACAACCCTGGCGGTTCCGTCTGCTAGTTCTTGGTATGTGTTTCCAGCGTATTGGAAAGGCTGACCAACGGGAGAGCTAGATGAAGTTCCTGTATAGGTTACAGGTCCAGTACCAGATGAGGTTGTTCCAGGAGGTTTGATTGTTCCTGCTTTTACTTCTTCATTATAATCTGATTTTACATTTTTAAAATCTTCTGCAGACACATATCTTGTTTTTAACTCTCCCTTGCTATTTGTGTATTCTACTTTGGCACTCCCGTCTTCTAATTCTTGATACAGAGAATCTCCATATGTGAACGGTTGACCAACAGTTTTTAAAGACGAACTGGTTGCATTTTGTATTGCTTGTCCAGCACTTCCTGTTCCAGTATTAATTACCTGTCCAATTTCTGATAAAGCGCCTGCAAGCACTGCTTGTTCAACACTTCCGGTTTGGATAAGGTTTCTAACCGCAGTACCAGCGGTTTGACCGTACATTCCAGCAATTGCGGACCCAGCACCTGCAGCTACAGCATTTGTAAGAATTTGCTCTGCGCTACCTCCGGCAACTATTGTTCCAGCAGTAGACCCTATTACAGAACCTTGAACTCCACCTCCAACTCCCAAATTTAAACCCGTTGATATTCCAGCACTGGCGGCACTTCTAAGGATTTGTTCGGGAGTGCCTCCTTGTGCAGCAGCACCAGCTGCAGAAAGAGCAGCAGATCCTACGGCAGCACTAAGTTCAGCCGCCGTCAATCCAACAACAGTTGCTATAGAAGAAGCAGATGTTCCAAGTATTGCCGCACCAATAGCAGTACCAAGTCCTGGAATTAAAAACGGGGCGACGGCTAATACAGTACCAAAAATTTGACCAAAAAGATTACTTTTAGGTTTTTCTGGGTAAAGAATGTTTTTTAAATATGCTAAATCTTGTTGCTGTTGAGTGAATTGTTCTGGAGTCAGGCCACTAGATTCTTGACCACGAGTTCCTTCCTCCATTTCGTATTCATAGGTACCAGGAGTATAAGGATTATAAAAATTTCCTTCGCCATCAAGAGCCATATGTATCTCCTGCCATAACACCCATAGCCGCAAGAGCGGCCAGAGTCATATAGTTTATTTGCTCTGGCAATTCTTGCTCTGTAAGAATTTGACTACCTAACAACTGTTCACGCAACAAGGGATACAAACTCTGGTCTTGTATTGCCTGTTGTGCCATATCCCCTATTGATGCCATTGTTTTAGCATCCAGACCATACTGCTGCATGAACTGCTGGGTTGCGGCCTGTGCTTGTTGCATTTCATCCATAACTTATCTTCTGATAGTTCTGTTGATGTAGTCAATGCCAGAAAACTCAGCAAACTCTTCTAAGGTTCTTTTGAACCCAAGACCGTAGATTCCTAAAGGCGCACGGTCGTACAAAAGACGGTGCATACGCTCATTACACTCTCGGTCCAACATGATCCACTGTTCTGTTCTTCCAGTGTTTTTATCTTCATTCCAATGACGTTTACGTTCTTCTTTGTAAATGTGATAAACCGGAATGTCTGGTGGATGATAGATGTCCCATCCATGTGTGTACGCACGAACCGCTTGATTCTGTTCTTCACCGTGGAAATAAAGCCAAGGATCGTAAGGAACTTCTTGAACAATTGCAGACGGACCAAAGAAAAATCCCCCACCCATGTGAGAGCCAAGTATTGCCGTTTGAGAAGGTATTGGATGTGCTTGAAAAATTAAAATTGGAGTGTGAACTTTTAAATTTTCTTCAGGCAAAGGTTTTAAGACCAAAGCATGGCCCGGAAACTTTTGTTTATCAATAGTTCCGTCTTCTTTTTTTTCAAACCCGCAAACATACGAGCTAAGAAGTGTTCTTACGTTATTGACAGACAAGCTGTCATAAGTATTTATTAAATTGTCATCCCACCCTTCATCAAATCTCATGTGAGCATCTAACTGAAGAAAAAATTCCTCATCTCTTACATAACTCTGAAGAACGTGTCTAGCCCAGCAAGGGCCACGAGAGTATTTGGGAGATATGTTTGTGTACGTTATTTTGTGTACACGTTGCAAAACTCCTTCTGTAGGAGGAGACGGATCATCAGACTGATCAAGAATGGCAATATGTAACCTAGAAGGACGTGCAGCATTAACCACCATGTCATTCACGGTCCACCAAAGATCTGCGTCTTGATAAGATGCAATAGAAACAAAGATTTTGCGATTAAACATAAGATTATAAATTAAGAACTTTAACGATTTGTTGATGAATGCTCAGATGTACGCCTATCCAATCATAAAAATCCTCCTCTACTTGCCAGTCTGCGTTGATTAATTGGAAAGGATTGTCAAGGTTCAACTGACTTGCTAGTCTTTCGTGTTCTTGATTGTGTACAAACAACCAGTCATCGAGATCTGCTGGGTCTGCGTCTATGATGGGATACTGAGGTATAAGTATGCCTTGATCTGCCAACTGTTCATAGAACAATTTGTGCTGCACACCGTTTTCAAACAACATTTTTCCTAGACCGTCTACGTCTCCAAACTCCACATACGATAAATTATCCATATCCATAGATTGTCATTTCTTCAGTCGTTCTTCCAAGATGACAATGCGCTCACGATTCACGTGGATAAGATCTCTGTTGACTTGGATTTCTTTTTCAAGATCTTGACGCAATTTTTCTCTAGCCAGTTCCGCACCACTGTTGGCGGCTTGTTTATTGTCGCTAGTGACTACAAGACTAATCTTTGCATTTAACACTGTTACGTCATGCGTCAGTTTGTCTAACGCAGACATCAAATACACAACACAAGTGAAAAGAATAGGAAGCACTGCAAATGCAGTCTTCTCAATAAGTTGAGACTTAGCTTCCAGCTTTTCAGTCATAGCCCAAACAACTTCTTAACAAACTCTGCTGCAACACCTGGACCAAACAATACCGCTGCAATGACTGCGTAGAGAAGATACTCGATCTTGGTCATCCGCTTGTCGCCTTCGGACAACGAAGTACATATTTTTTCGTACCTCTCGGCACAAACAGCTTCGTGCACGGCTAGTTTGGTCTCAGTATTGTCTGACATTCAATCACCATCATTGAACGGTTACCACATCAACTTGACCAGGATCATTAGGCCAAATGATATTGAAAGGGTCGGCTTGTTTTGTGATGTCGCGCAGCTCTTGGCGGTAAGTCGCCCAGGTTTGCTTGTCAACCGGAGAGTCTGACAACTGAGTCCAATCTGAATCTTTCAACAATTGGTTGCGTTGGCTACGGATGGCATTCCATTGGGTATTCACCCTTGCCTGGAGTTCTTCAACCGTCAGCGGTTCTACATTCACAAGACAACACATCCCATCATAAAGATGCGGAAGCGAAGACACAAGTTTCTCAGTCTTCCGGTCATGGTCTTTCCACACGGAAATAACGTAGTAACCCTGTTCCGCAATCCAATCCAGCGTTGGCCCACGGTCACCAAAAGATGTGTTGGGAAACCACTCTGTGTGATCTTTGATGATAAGTTCTTGATTAGCTAATTGCATGATTATTTCGTTAAAAATGCAGCAGTTGGTGTGGTAATTGTACGAGCAACTTTGGTAATTCTAATGTTGTCCAAATAACCATTCAAAGGAGTTGCGCCAACTCGATCTGCGCCAACGTACAAAATACTTGTTTGGTTAAATGTGTCGGTTACCGCCCCGCCACTTGTAGCATCCACTGATCCGTTAAGGTAAATTTTTAAATTACCAGTTGCACTTCCAGATCTAACAACCGCAAAATAATACCAAGTACCAGTGGCTAAGGATGTGGCTCCAGTAAGAGTAGATGCAGTGTAACTAAATTGAAGTTTGTTCAACGCAGTTACGTTAACTGACCAGCCGGTTGTTGCCGTCCCTTTGCTTATTATTCCGTAAGCAACACTAATTGCTGACAAATAAACCCATCCCTCAATTGTAAAATCACTAATTCCAAGCTGCAGCTGTGGATTGTCAATTGAAGTCAACCAATCTCCTGTTCCATCAAATCTCATACTTGTTGGAGACCACTTGAATTGCGTAGTCGATGACTGTGCATCTCCAACCGTAATTTGATTGTTTTGGGCCGCAGCATCGTATATACCTGCGTTAGTAGCGTTTAGAAGAATACTAGTGTTTGCTGCCGCAAACGTAATGTTTACGTTAGTTGTGCTTGGGTAACTTGCCGCGCTAGTTGAACCAGAAGTAGTCAAAGGGGCCAATGTTGGTGGAGTAAAAGCACCTGTGTAAACTGCGGTTCCTTTTACAATACGATAATTTGAAATATAACCTAAAAAATTATTGCTTCCAACTTCTGTACTAGCCGCAATTGACACCAAATTAGTATTTGTCATAAGAGCAGCTGAAATACCGCTTACAACAAAGTCTGACACGCCGTTTACATAACTTGTAAATGTCGTTCCGTTTCTAACAAGAGCAATATGGTTCCAAGTATTTGTTTGAATGTCTATGCTTCCAGTTGAAAACCCGCTATTGATTTCCCATCCGGACCCGCTGGTTGATCCAACATAGTATGAACGGAATACGCTTCCGGAAAGCAGTACTGCAAATAAAATTGGGGAGTAATTGGCAGTTGTGGCTCTCTTACCAAACAATTCTTGGTCTGATGGAGAGGTAGAAGTAATATAAATCCAGCATTCGATTGTAAAACTACCAGACCCAAAATCAAACGCAGTATTGTTTGGTGCGGTCAAATAACTGCTGCCACCAAAATATCCACTTCCTCCATACGCCGCAGTAGTATATGAAGCAGTAGGCGCCAACGGTTTGAAAACTTGAGTTGGAACCGGGCCAGTGACTGTAATGGTAGACGCAGTAGTAGCAGTATTGTAATCAAATAAACGATTGCCGTAACAAGTCAATAAAACTTGATTCGTTGTACTGGTTGAATAAGGAGTGGTAGGCCCTCCAGCAGTAGGAGTAATAGCGGTGCCATTAACAATTCTAAAATTGCTGACATACCCAGTCCACTTTGAACCAGTTGCCGTCTCCCCAATATACCCAATATTAAACGTCCCGGTGATTGACGACAAACTTCCCAACGCTGTTGACGTGGTATTCAACGCGGTACCATTCAAATAAATTGTTACTTGATTTGCGGACGTACCAGTTCTAACTAAAGAAATGTTGTACCAAGTGTTTGGGTTAAAGCCTCCGTGAGATACAACCAAATCAGCGGCAAAACTCCCGGTTAGCATACTGATTTGCGTAGAACTTACAACCAATTCAATTTTTGGAACAACGTTCAATCCATTGGTCATTCCCCACAAATTCAAATCTGCGCTTATAGCGGTAGTTGAATAAAACCACGCCTCAATTGTAAACGCATTTGTGCTAAAATTGATGTTTGGTCTTGTTAAATAAGTTGACCCGCTAAAATAATTACTCCAATACCCGACTGGGTAATATGGAGTCACAGAACCTTGAGTTGGCGTTCCGTTTCGAGTAATGGTGAACCCAGATCCTGAATTAGCAATTCCAGAATCTAAAAACGTGTTGTTTTGCTGCCCATTAGTGCTGGTTGTTTCTAACAACAATGGCACATAAGAAAAAAATGGATCTGAAGTTGCTGGCACAACAGCGGCAGCTCTACCTGATTTAGATGCGGCAAACATTATGTGTAGTTTTGTCCGATTGTAGTCCCAAACCAACTAGAGCCGTTGGAAAAGAACGAGTAAATGTCTTTTTTGCTCGCGGTGCTGGTGATTGTTGGTGCAGTTGCTGAAGGCCACGATACAGTAGACCAAGTAACTGTGCGGCTTCCCGTGCCGTCTTGAGACAAGATAATGATGAATGACTTTCCTGCTATTGCAGTTGGCATTGTAATAGTAGCGTTACCCGTTAACGTCAAATTTTGAACAGTACCGTTTGTTAAATCTACGGTAATTGCCGTACCAGTATTGGCTGTATACAGAGTTTCAACATAATTTGTTACCGTTGGATTGGTCAGAGAAGCCGTGGTAATCGTTGGACTGGTACTAAAAACAAGATTTGTACTGGTAGTTCCGGTAGCACCAGATGCCGTGTAACCTGTAATGTTGTTAAAAGAGGTGATGCTGGATGTGCTTGCTCCAGTACCGCCTCCCGTAACAGCAAGCGTACCCCATGACGGAGCTGCTGATGGACCGCCTGAAATAAACGTTTGGCCTGACGTTCCGTAAGAAACAGTAGCAGTAGGTCCAATGCCAAACTGACCAGACGTACCTATGACAAACCGTCCAGAGCCACCATTGAAAAACGCTAGTGGCAAATAAGTTCCGCTGCCGTTGGTACCTGACACCAGCTGCACGTCAGTCGTGCCATTAGTAGCAATCAGAACCTTGCTTGCGTTGGTTGGGTCTGAGTTGTTAGTAGCTTGCCAAGACGCAGCTGTAGATGTTCCGCTGGGCAGAGCGTAAATGCCAGTTGTGCTATTGGCCGTTCCGGTTATAAAGTTAGTTCGATTGGAAATCGTCGCGTTAGTAAAATCACCAACAAACTTTTGGGCAGTTGTTGTAAACGTCAGGTTGCCGGTTGATACGTTTATAGACGCAGCGTTAAGCGTAGTGCCGTTGAACGTAAGATTAGCCGATCCAGCAAATACGTTTGCGTTGTTGTACTGGATTGTAGTGTTACCTCCGCCTGGCGTTCCGCCGCCGCCACTAACTGCAGCATTAGAAATCCAAACTCCACCGACGCTTGTCAGTACGTTTCCTGCCGTGCCGGGATCAACAAAACTGATTGTTGGAGTTGTTCCACCGGTAGATAAGATTGGATATGTGTTACCAACACTTGTGACTGCGTTTGCCACAGCGCCAGTAGCAACCAACACTCCGGTAGTAGTCGAAAAAGAAAGTCCGTTTCCTATCGCAACATTTGACAAGACACCCGTCGCGTTAGAGTAAACAATTGCAGTAAAACCTGTTGAAAATGCGTTGCTAACCCAGGCGCCGCCTTTGCTAACAAGAACGTTCCCTGTTGTGCCTGGATCGACAGATGTTAAAGATCCTGTACCGTTACCTAACAACACGCTGCTAACAGGAAACGTTACCATTCCGGTTCCACCATTAGGAACCGTGAGAGCGGTTGGCAACGTCAGGTTTGTGATCGTTGCATTTGTGATATTTGCATTTGCAATATTGCTACTAGAAACAAATTCACTAGTAACGTTCAGTGTGGTTACGTTTGCAAGCGTTGCTGTAAGGTTGGTTACAACTATGTTTGAAACAGATACGTTTGTAACAACACTGGTTCCGCTTGTGATCGTGACGTTTGCCAACGTCATGTTGTTAAGCGTCGTAATGGTGTTGCCAAGCAAGACAGAAGTGTTTCCGATTGTTATCGGAGTGTTGAAATTGCTATCTAATTTAGATAAAGCAATGTTTCCGCTTGCAGTAGCAAAAGCAAATGGGACTGCCATCAGAACCTCGCTCTCAATTCGTGTTCAAATTCAAATGTATTCACGGTATATCCAGCACTGTTACTGTTAATGGTCAGCCCAAGATACTTTCCATACTGCTGGGCATCTGATTTGTACAGAGCGTACCCATAATCAGTTTCCCATCCAACTGTTTGTAAACTATTGTTTTGCCATCCCACAACTTGTGAGTAATCGTTAAGCCAAGTTACCCTGTTGTCTATGGTATAAGCACCAGTAGAACCCGTTCCTGTCTCGTTGTCAACGCTAATGAAAAGCGTAGACGATGCTCGCAGTTGAGCTTCTATTCCAAACTTCAATGCTTGCTTGGTGCGTATAGGATCACCCATAGCAATCAAAGCGGTTTGTATGGTTGTTGCTACATTGGCCGTAGAGTTAGCATAAAGACGGTAAAGGCTTGCTCCGCCTGTCCCATAGAGACGGATAACCCCCGCTGTAGGGACGGAAGTGATGTAGTCTAACGTGCCTTGGGAGGTGAGAAACCACTTCTTCTCGAAGAACACGGCTTGGATTGGCCTCGGACCACTTACCGGGTCGTTGTAAGTGAAGGAGAATGCCGCGCATAGTATGTTGTTTAGTAGGACTTGACCACCGCTTATTGGTAGAGTGAAGTCAATGTTCTGGAAAATTCCGTCAAGGGGGTCTGACAACTTGCTGGTGGTAGAACCAACTAAGGAATAGATTCCGTAGTCGTTCATGAACAACACAGATCTAAAAAACGGGTAGATAGCGTAGATACGCTTCGTTCCAACGCTTGCGGAAACGTTGGTATTTGTAAATAAAGTTAGACCATTTGAGTCAACCCTAACGTCAGAGAAGACGTTGATGCTTGTCTCACCAAAAATGTACAAGAAATTGTTGGCTGACAACAAAGCGCGGATGTTCCCGTGCAAAGTCGAATCTGTAATCGTGAATGATCCAGCAGAAACGCTGGTGAAATCACTGTAAGAGTCTGCTGCTGAGTAGTAGACAGTACGTCCAGCTGCCACCCAGGTTCTTCCTGAGAACGTAGCCGTAGAAACGAGCTGATCTGTACTAACAATTGCCGTGACGTTTGCTGCGGTTGTGAATCCACCACCAGTCAGCGTTACGTTAGCGGTTGTGTACCCTGCTCCAGGGTTGGTCATCACAATTTGCGAGACTGTGTTGCCTAGAACAATGGCTGTAGCGGTAGCAGTTGTAGTGTTGGCCCCGCCAATGCTCACAGTTGGTGCTGACGTATAGCCAGAACCACCGCTGTTGAGCAGAATACTGACCGTTCCTGTTCTAAACGTCACAATCTGGGCTATGGCGTTTGCCCCAGACCCTCCACCACCCGAAAAAGTGATGGTTGGAGAGGAGGTATACCCGCTACCAGCGTTTGTTAGAGCTACGCTGTTAACACCACCAGTCGAAATAACCGCAGTAGCAGTGGCTGCACCGCTAGAAAAGGTCACAGCAGGCACCGAAGTGTATCCAGAACCTGCTTCAACAATGCCAATCGAAACAACAGCCCCACCGCTGATGCTTGCGACGGCTGTAGCCTGGGTTCCACCAGGAATATTAGGTGCTGCGATGTTTACGTCAGGAACGGCGGTGTAACCAGAGCCACCACCAGTCACATAGATAGACCTGATGCCACCAGAACCCGTAACAATGGTGGCTGTAGCTACTGCTTGGACGCCGTTGGCATCGTTTGGCGCACTAATCACTACGTTAGGCGCAGATGTGTATCCAGAGCCTGGGTTTGACACTGCTATCAGGCCAACAGACCCAATAGACACTACGTTTGCTCCGTTCCAGCTAGACAATCCTTTGTCTGGATCGGCAATGATCAATCTTTCATTCTTCCACTGGGCAGAACTGACGTTAGCGTTGCTGAATGAACCCGCAACGGCCACGTTGCTAGTCACATTGCTAGTGAGATTGAATACTTGCGCCCGACCGTCTACCTCAAAACTGACTATGTAGTCAGATACGTTGATGTTGGTAGAAGTTAGATACGAAACCGTGTTGGCAAACGTTACAACATTGCCTGTGCTATCAGAAACACGGTCTTGAGCTGGAACAATCTTGATGTTGGAGTCGCCAATCGGCATGGCGTTTTCCAACCAAGAGAATTCACTGTCTTTGATGGCCGTCCGGTTGGCTTTTGTGTTGACGCCACCGAACGTCTTCAGAACAGTGTATTTTTTCTGCTGTTCTTGGGATGCCATGTTAGTACGGACTGCTATATGGGTCCGGAATCCTGCGCGTGAAGACTGAATTCAGCACACTTTGAACTTGACGAGTGTACTGCTGGAGGAAAATCTCGGATTCTCCGTAGCTTTGTTCTTTGTATTTTGCCTTGTATGCCGCGTAAAACGCTACAGGAACGGTGTACGGGTCGTTGATGGCATCATTTACCGTTGGGTTGGTAAGAACAAGGTCAGTAGGCAGGATAACCGTATCCACTTCCATGCTGTAAGACTGGTCAGGGATAGGTGAGATATAGATTTGAGATTGACCATACGTTGAGAAGCACACAGGCCTTCCAACATAGTTCTGCCAATACCGCAGCTGGGCGTTAAAGTTGGTCCAGGGCAAATAACGCAGGGGAATTCTTGAATTGCCCCAATAGATTGTCAGGTTAAGAACATCCAGAGTCTGCGAACCATTAGGTAGCGACGAAAACGGGATGATTTCTGCATTCTGAACGTACAACAGCGTGGCTGTTCCGTTAGTAAAAGCGGTTGATGGTGGAAAATTAGACCCAGATGCGGGGTACGGAGGGGCTGTAGTACCCAACGTTCCACCCACAGTCACCTGATAGATGAAGATGTTTGAGAATATGTACTGACCAGCGGTGACAACAAGTCCAGCAGACCATATTGTTGCGGCTGTGCCGTCTGGAGCAAGGGGTGTAGCCGAGATTTGCAGGGTACGCAGACAACCAGTGTCTCGTACTACGCGCTCACGCCCGTCGTTGATGTAATCCGTAAGTTCATCGTTGGACCAGAAGTTCCCATTGGCATCGTGTAGAAGCCGGCGAACGTCTGTGATGTACGAATTAAGGGTTGCCATAGTTGCCTATTGTAACCCTCTTTAGACTTTTCCCCCTACCCCTACTTTTTTGACGGGTAGGGGTACTACGCCTACCGCCGAGGGATTGCGGTCCTGCGCTGAATGTTGGCCTATGCGAAACATTGCCAACCGTTCAAGTCCGATTTCTAGATCCGAAGAGTGACTTACAAACCCCAGACGGACCGCGTATGGAAGTTTATCAGCGTCCTGGTAACCAAAGATGTGCCTAGCCGCCTCGATAGGAATTGACGTAGGCACACCTTTTTTAAACTTATAATCGACACCGGCATGACGATCGGCCAGATCGGTGTCGCTACAGTTGGTTACGAAGATTTCCATTAGAACGAAACCGTGTCACCGTAAACCTTGATGTCAACAATGCCAGCAGCGGCATTGGAAACATTCAAGTACAAGGCCGAAGTGTTCGCTCCATTGACAGTAGTAGTCAATGCAAAAGGGCTGGCAATCGCTAGGTCTTGGAATCTGTTTACAGCAGTTAGGTTTGCCAACGAAACTACTGCGACAACCGCATTACTAGTGTTCCCGTCATTGCTAGTGGTGATACCCACGTTAGCTAACGAGACACTTGTGTTGGGGTTTTGTACCGTAACCCTACGAATGATGACCTGTCCCGATCCGGTGAGGTTACCACTATTGGTAAGCCCACCTTTCAGGAAAGGGATAGCCACTACAGCATTGCCAGCCGTTGCCAAAGACGCTCCAGTAACACTTGCAATTGCAAAGTTACCAAACGAATCTGGTAGGTTTTGTCCGACTGCATCTGCGTTAGCCATGTCTACTCCTTAGCTAGTAAACGTGGAGTTTGCAGTCAGACCACCATTCACCGTCAAGAAAGTAATGGTGTTTGCAGTCGTAGTCGAGTTGGCAACCACGTTCACACCGTCACTGATCACAACGCCTCCGGTGTTTGCTGGGGTCAACAAAACTAACGCGGTTCCGTTGTTAGCGTAGATCTGACTGTTCAGTGTGGGGAACATCAGATATACGCCAGCAGGGACTACGTTGCCAGCGACGGTTGCAGGAGCGATGAGAGTCTGAGTGGTGAAGTACGCACCAGCCGTGTTGCTATTCGCACCGGCAATCAGGATCTTGTTTAGGGCGAGAGCCATGTTTCTCTCCTTACAGGGTCAGCGAGTTGTAAGAACCCACCCGAGTCATGGACTTCGGTTTGGTACTAATCAACTCAGCAATCATCAGCACGGCGCCGACGTAACCAATCTGCCAGTTAGGCAGAGTGGACTCAAACCCAGTAAACACAAACGAACCCTGCTCGTGGATGTACAAGTTCAGGTAGTTCGTGTTAACGAAATAGACCAGACCTTCTGGGCAATAAGGATCTGGATAGATTGGCACACCAGCAACCATCAGTGCGCGGAACGCAGCCTGTGGGCCGTTGTTGTCGCCATCAAACCCAGATCCTGGGGTGATGACATACTGCTCTTGACCAACAAAGTCTTGAGCCAACAAAGTCCAAGTACCGAATCCGCAAACACCAAAGCTAGGAACTTCTGCGCCGTTCTTCACGGTTCCAGAAATGTATTGCAGAATGTTTTGACGGGTTGGGTTGACGTTACCAGCGTTGTAAACCTTCGACTTCCACCAAGTGTAGGTGTTACGGTTGATGTTCCCGTAAGTCGCGAGGTTTGTACCGTCGTCAATCGCGCCTGGGAGGCCGATAAACTGCTGGGTGTTCGTGTAGTTCTGGTACAGCGACGTTGCCATCGCGTCCATCATCACGTTGGTCGCATCGTTCATACGCGCTTCGATCAGCGGAATGATTGCTGCGTCTTGTTGAACTGCACCTTCCATCCCGAGGAACGGGACTGGGGTAATCATCAGCTTGAGGTTGAACTCAGCGTTGTAAGCACCCTGCTGGACAGACGGTTGAGCGAACGAGCCGCTGTAGTCTGACCATTGTGCGTTTACAAACTGAGCGCCCTGAACAGGCACTGTTACGGATGACACACCGCCGCTGGCTTGCTGACTGTTAGCAATCAGTGCTGCGAGAAGAGGGGTCGAGTTATAGAGCTGTACAACCAGCTTCGGGATGAATGCCCTACGAGTGACGTAAGTTAACTCAGTGTACTGAGTTGATCCCGTTGCCGGTAGAATTCCGCCACCAATAGGCATAACGATCTCCGGTGAGGTTTACAAACCAATAGGACGATTCGGACGGCGCAAATCTTGCAATGCGCTGACCGCTTCGTTTCTTGCTGCGCTAATCGGGTTCTTCCAATACTTATTCAGATCAAACTTCTGAATAACCTGTGGATTGTACCCGCTGGGTGTGGGTGTCGCGGCTTGCTTCATCCACTCGTGATACTCAGCGGCGGTCTCGTGGTTAGTGATTCCGCGCTCAAGCATGATTTTTTCAATGCCCTTGATGTCGTCATCAGAACTTGCCAAGCCTTTTTGTTTCAACGCATTGCGTCGCTTCTGCAGTTCTTCCACGGCGTCTCTCTCTCGGAGTTTGTTCTCCAAAGATTGAACTCGTGCTTCTGCGTGAGCCATCGCATTGTTTGTGTGATCTTCAATCTCCAATTCTGGGATAGGAAGATCAGGCTTGACCCTCTTGGTCATCCGCAAAAATTCTTTGCGGGTAGAAGGATTCTCAGCAAGTTGCTGGGCTAATGCTGCGAGTTCGTCGCGAGCATCAACTGATAAGTTTTCAAGAGACATTGTTACCCTCGTTACAATGCGGTTTAGATGACTTTCTTGCCGTCAGCAGGCTTGTGCACGGCCATCTTGTTCTTAGAAAGATCAGATGGCTTGTCAAGACCGCCGAAGCGAGAGAAGCGTGGTGTGTTTACGATTTGCCCGTTCTCCTGACGATCGTCAGTTGGGCGGCGGGGAGCAGAGGCTCCGCGAGGCTTAAAGAGGTCCATTGCTTATCCTAGTCCAGGGGGTTTTGGCGCACCTGCGCCGGGTGTCATTCCCGGAGGCGGGGCTGACTGAATTGCGGCTGACTCAGGAGTCATGCCACCAGCTTTGGGTAGCGTCTGCAACATTTGCAGAATCTCTGACTGCTGTAGTTCTCCAGTTTCGTTGCGCTTGCCACCCAACAAACCACCAAGTTTGCGAGAGGCTTCCATAATTGCCTTGCCTTCTTCGGACTCTGCACCAACTGCAGGGAGAGACTGGTCAAGAAGATCAAGCGCAATAGAAATATTAATCATTGCTGCTTCACGAGTCCCCATCTGCTTTTCAGGCGTGGACATTGGAGAAGCCATAGGAGGCGTCTCCGGGGCTGACGTTCCGGAAGAAGGGGCTTTGGGGCCTGAATCTTCTTTCTGATCCTTTTGCATCAATCCCATCAACTTATCTGGTGGTACGCTCATATGCGACCTTGTATACCTAATTACAATTTAAGTCAAGTGGGAGGCTCATCGCCCACCTCCCGCAGGCCGGTTCAGAAACCTGTTACGTTCGGATTACTTCCGACCTTTACGACCACGACGTGCCATGACGGTCTCCTAGTTGCGGGGCCACTTAGAAAGGGCAAGCAGCCATACCCAT